CGAAAAATGACCCGTTTCTACCGGGAAAATGGTGTGGACGCTGAGAAAATTGACGCGCTCACGCCCGTTTTTGATAGCGTTTGCTGGATGCAAATCAAGCTGGAGGATGCCAGAGCGGACATCGCAGAAGATGGGCTGACCGCCGAGTATGATAACGGCGGTGGGCAGACCGGTATCCGCGAAAATCCGGCATTCAAGGCATACAAAGCTCTGTGGAAGTCTTACTGTGCCGGGCTCCAAATCCTCCTGGCGGAGCTGCCGGACAGTGCAAAAGCCGCTGCGGCAGCTGCCGGGCAAAAAACTGCCCCGGAAACAGCGTTGGCCCTTGTGCTTGGCAAGCGAAAGGATGCGTGACGATGGCAGCGGATCGCATTGGATCGCAGACACCGAGAATTCAGGTGGAGCCGGAGCGGGTGCGGTCTGATGGCGAGGATGCCGCAATCCTGATGGCGGCTTATGGCAACAGTCTGGATCCGTGGCAGCGGAGCGTGGTGGATTGCTGGCTCGGGCGCGATGCGTCCGGCGCTTACAGCGTTACCTCCGCAGGTCTGGCGCTGCCGCGGCAGAACGGCAAAAACGTATGCCTGGAGGCGCGGGAATTTTTCGGGCTGGTGGTCAGCGGAGAGAAAATCCTGCATACGGCGCATCAGGTCCGGACGGCGAAAAAGAGCTTTAACCGGCTGGCGCAAATGTTTACCGACAAGCGCCACCCTGAGATCATTGCTCTGGTTAAAAACATCCGCCGAACCAATGGCGAGGAAGCCATTGAGCTGGTTAACGGCGGCGTGATCGAATTCTCCTCACGGTCGCGGCAGGCTGTCCGCGGCTTTGACGGATTCAGCTTGGTTGTGTACGATGAGGCACAGGAGCTGACGGACGATCAGGTGGAAGCTATTATGGCAACGCTGGCAGCATCGGCTACCGGCACCAGACAGATTATCTATACCGGGACACCCCCATATCCGGGGTGCCCCGGTACTGTTTTCCGCAGGCGGCGCACTGCCTGCCTCCAAGCTCCCGGTGCACATGATGCATGGCACGAGTGGAGCGTGGACGGTGACGATGTAGAAAGGATCAACGTTGACGATCGGGACCTGTGGTACCAGACCAATCCGGCGCTGGGCATCCATCTCACCGAGGATTTTACCGCCGAGGAGCTGCGGAGCATGAGCCGGGACGGCTTTGCCCGAGAGCGGCTGGGCTGGTGGAGCCCGATGCTGACAGAGCAGGCGGACTTTGCCCTGAACAAAGCCGTCTGGGAAACGTGTGCATCGGAGGAACGGAAGCCGGAGGGCAAAACCGCCTACGGCGTAAAGTTTGCCGCTGACGGGTCCGCCGTGTGCCTGTGCGGCGCTGTAATCCCCCAGGAGGGCCCGGCGCGGATCTCGCTGATTGATATGCAGCCCTGCGGCCGTGGCATCCGGTGGCTGGCAGACTGGCTGAATGCCCGGTATGACCGCGCCAGCTGCGTGGTGATTGACGGGCGCAACGGCGTGGATGTGCTGGTGGATCGGATCTCCGATACCTGGCGGGCAAAGGATGCTGTTGTCCGCGCCAATACCAAAAATGTAATTGCGGCGGTATCCGTGCTGACGGATGCCGTCAACGATGGATCGCTCAGCTGGTACAAGCCTCAGGCGGCGCTGAACGACAGCGCCGTTACCGCAACGAAACGGACATTCGGCGGCGGGTACGGATTTGGCGGAGACAACAGCCTGCCGATCGAGGCTTGCGCCCTGGCTCTCTGGGGTGCAAAGACCAGTAAGCGGGACCCCAACCGCAAAATGAGAATCGGGTAAGAGGGTGAAGAAATGATAAGTCTGAATTTTGGACACGTCCAGGGGCTGGTCGATACGGAACAGCAGCTGCTGGTGGAGCTTGCCGACGTGTACAACTACCATCAGGGAAAAAACGCCACCAAGGACAAGTATTATGAGGGTCAAGTCACGCTGAAGGACGTCAATATTGGCATTGCTCTGCCGAACGGACTGAATAATCTGGATGTTGGGTGCAACTGGGGGCAGAAGGCTGTGGACGTGCTGGCAGCCCGGTCCATGTTTGACGGCTTTGTGGGCGCAAACGGCAATGACACTACGGCACTGGCGGAAATCATCGAGAAAAACCGCATGGTGGCTGAGTACCAGAAAGCGTGCCGGGATGAACTGAAGTATGGATGCGTCTTTGCTACGCTGTCCCCCGACCAGTCTCTCGGATGTAAAATCCGCTGGCACAGCCCGGCTACCGCATCGGCGCTGTGGGACGGCGACAAGGGACGAATCTCCTGCGGCATGGCGATCATCGACACAGCCAAGGACGAAAAATACAAGGACAGCTGGACGCCGTCCCTGGTGAATCTCTACACCGACAAAGCCATTATCGTGCTTAGCCGCACGCAGAACGGTTGGAATGTGAAAAACCGGGTGACGCACAGCATCGGCAGACCGATTATGGAGCCTATGGTGTGGAATGCCACAAACGGAAAGCCCTTCGGGCGCTCCCGGCTGAAACACCCCATCCGGACGCTGATTGACGATTATATCCGGATCCTTGCCAACGCTACCATTGCGCTGGAATTCGATACCACGCCGCAGAAGTACATTCTCGGTGTCACCGATGAGCAGTACGATGCGATTGTGTCGAATAAGTTCCGCCAATATGTTGGTAGCATCCTCGCCGCGACGAGAAACCATGAAAGTGGGGAAAATCCGGTTTTCGGTCAGCTCGCCCAGGGCAGCCTCAGCCCCCATGTGGACAAGCTCCGGATGGTAGCAACACAGTTTTCCGCTGCCACCGGGCTGACCGTGACGGATGTGGGCATTATCAACGACGCCAACCCCACCAGTTCGGACGCGATCCTTGCTCAGAGCCAGACGCTGGTGCTGATGGCGCAGCAGCTGAACTCCGGCAATGGGGACAGCCTCAAGACCATTGCGCTGATGGCGCTGGCGGTTGCCCGGAATTGCAGTCTGGATGCGCTGGAGGATGCCGAAACGGACATTGTGGCGCATTTTAAAAATCCGGCGATGCCCAGCGTGGCGGTGACTGCGGATGCTGCCATTAAAATTGCTTCCGCCCGGCAGGAATTCGCTTCCACCGACACGTTTTTGGAGATGATCGGATTCGATCAGGCTGACATCCGGCGCATTCGCGCTCAGGAGCAGCGGGTCAGGGGACAGAAGGTGCTGACGGAGTTGGACAGCGAGGATGATGTAGATGACAATCTCGGAGCGGGACTGGAATAATTACGTCCAGCGGCTGTCCAAATTGGACAAACGCGCCGGGGACGCCATGGCAAAGTACATTGCCAAGTACGGCACGGAGGACACCGAGGAACTGATCGTCTATGCCAATGCGCTGGTGACAAAGTACGGCGAGGGCAGCGCGGAGCTGGCAGCCCAGATGTACGATGATCTGGCAGCGGCGGAGGGTGTGACCGTCAGCCCCGCAGAGCCCGCCCAGCCGCCCAGCATGGCAGAGGTGGCAAAGGCTATTTATCGCACACTCGACAGCCCTCCGCTGATGGCAGGCGCCACCAGCCGGCTGGTAAAGCAGACCGGCGCGGACACCATCCTCAAAAACGCGCTGCGGGACGGGGCGGAATTCGCCTGGATCCCAGGCGGCATGAGCTGCGCATTCTGTCTAACCCTGGCAAGCCGGGGATGGCAGCGGGCCAGTAAGAAGGCAATTAAGGGCGGTCACGCCCAGCATATTCACGCACACTGTACCTGCACCTATGCAATCCGCTTCTCCTCCAAGACAAACGTTGCCGGATATGATCCGGACAAGTACCTTCGGATGTACGAAAACGCCGAGGGCAGCACTCCCAGCGAGAAAATCAACTCCATGCGCCGGGCGCAGCGGGAAGAGAATAAGGAGCTGGTGAACGCCCAGCAGCGGGAAGCCCGCCGGAAACGGCAGGAGCGGGAAAACGGCTCCGACCCTAGCTGGAAGAAAATCACGGTTGAGGGCTCGACAAGGGCTGGGAATCGTGGTAAAATAAGCACAGATAAACTGTTCCCTGTGAACCCCGTCACCGGGCAGTCGTATACACTGCACACGCTCACGATTGACAGCGCCCAGTTTGGCGCGAAAATCGGCAAGCACGCGCAGGACTATGGGCTGGACCCATCAGCCGAGAACACGCGGGAGTTCTTCCGGAATGAGATTAACCGCATTGTAAACGACGCGGATGAACGGCGCTATGGCGACTGGCGCGGTCAGGAGTATCCGGTTGTATTCCACATCAAGGGCGACGATGTTGTTGTGGAGAGCAAGGACGGAGAGTTTATCACGATTTTGAAGGGAGGCGTATCCAATGCGCGGGTTAAAAACGCAGGAAAGTGAAAAATTCAATCGCTTCTGGGCCCTGATCCAAACTGCGGCAGCCAAAAAAGGATGTATGTTCTTTGGGTACGCCGGAGAAGGTCGAGACTTCTCTACAAGCGATATGGAGGGAGAGGACTTCGGCGGCTGGCTGGTGCCCATGGAAAGCGTAGATCCGTTTGAACGTGTTTGGGCCTCTGATCCGGCGGCTTTGTTCCAGTCACCCCCTTCTGGGACGGAGTTTACCTTCGCAATCTGGAAAAACCAGGCCGGAAACATAACGGTTGATTTTAAGAATTTTCAATAAACCACGATGCAGCTGCACCGTGGTTTATTCATGCCCGGAGAAAGGAAACACAAATGAAAGATTCAGATGGCGGCAGCGGTGTGCGCATTGGCTTTTGCGGGCTGCTGACGCTTGTTTTTATCGTGCTGAAACTCACCGGCGTTATCAATTGGTCTTGGATTTGGGTGCTGGCGCCTGTGTGGGCTTCGGCTTTGGTTTGGATTGGCATTCTTGTGGTAATCGCGCTGATCGAACACAGGAGCTGAGCAATCTATAAAACTTCATATGCAATTGGCAGCACCGGATACCGGCGCTGCTATTTTTGTATAAATTTACGCCACGGCGGCGGGACAAGCCGGAAAGGAGACCATTATGGAAAAAGAAACTGTGAATCAGGAAAAAACAAACGGCGGCACTGGGTCCGGAACCCCGGAGCGTACTTTTACCCAGTCGGAACTGAACGCCATCGTTACGGATCGGCTGAGCCGGGAGCGGGAGCAGTACGCAGATTATGCAGCCCTCAAGGAGAAGGCTGAGAAATACGATGCTGCCCAGGAAGCAGATAAGACCGACCTCCAGAAAGCCACAGATAAGGTTGCAGCGCTCCAGGCCCAGGTGGAAGCATACACCAAGGCCGACAACCTCCGGAGGATCCGGGAGAAGGTCAGCAAGGAAACCGGCGTACCGGCAAGCCTTCTGTATGGCGAAGATGAGGACAGCTGCAAGGCACAGGCGCAGGCGATCCTGGACTATGCCAAGCCCCAGACCGGCGGAACTGCGATCCGGGACGGCGGCGAGCCTCAGGGTAAGCCGGGGGGCAGCACACGGGACCAGTTCGCGGACTGGTTTAACAAAGCAACAAAATGAAAGTGAGGAATTAAACTATGGCAATCGATTTGAACAGAACCAGCTCCATCTCCCTGCCTACGGCGGTGGCATCGGAGATTTTGCAGAAGACCCAGGAGGACTCCGCTGTTATGGCTCTGGCACGGCAGATTACGCTGCCGGGTCTTGGCGTGACCATCCCAGTTATCACCGGCGATCCCGAAGCCGGATGGGTAGGGGAGACCGAGAAAAAGCCCGTAAAGCGCGGCAGTCTTGCAACCAAGGTGATTACCCCGTATACTCTGGCGGTCATTGTGCCGTTCTCGAACCAGTTCAAGCGGGACGCCTCGGCGCTGTACGATGCGCTGGTCCAGCGGCTCCCCAAGGCACTGGGCAAGGCGTTTGACAAGACCGTATTCGGCAGCCTTGCCGTCCCCGGATCCAATTTTGACACCCTCAAGAGCTGCACCGCTCAGGAGATCGGCACCAACACCTATAACGGTCTGGTGGCTGCGGATGCGGACATTGCCGACCACGACGGCATTCTCAACGGCTGGGTACTCTCTCCCAAGGGCAAGAGCCTGCTGCTAACTGCGGTGGACGGTAACAAGCGCCCGCTGTTCATCAACAACGTGGCGGAGGGTGCTGTTCCCATGATTCTGAGTGCGCCGGTGCAGCAGAGCAAGGGCGCGTACATTGCCCCGGTAGCAGCCAGTGACGGCCCTCCCAAGGTCGAGGCTGTGCCTGCCACCGTTGGCTATGCTGGTGACTGGACTCAGGCGGTTTATGGCACTGTGGAGGGCGTACAGATTGCGGTCTCCGATCAGGCTACCCTGACCGACGGCAGCACCACCATTAACCTGTTCGAGCAGAATATGTTCGCCGTGCGCGCTGAGATTGAGGTCGGTTTCCGCTGCGACACCAGCGTGTTTAACCGACTGACCAAGGCGTAAGCATGGACGACAAGCGGACAGCATACGCCACCTCCTACGATGTGGAAGAAGGCTTTCGAACCCTGACGCAGGAGGAACAGAATCGCGCCGAAGCGCTGCTGCTGGAGGCTGCTATCATCGTTGACGCCTACAACCGGGCTGCCAGCGAGGACGCCAAACATCTGGTTTCCTGCCGGATGGTCCGGCGGCAGCTGGGTGCGGGGGACGGTGGAGACATCCAATTTCCCATGGGGTCTACTCAGGGCAGCATGAGCGCCATGGGCTACAGCCAGAGCTGGACCATGAGCAGCGGCGCGGTGGGTGAGCTGTATTTGTCCAAATTGGACAAAAAACTTCTGGGAGTGGGTAATCGGATCGGTTCCCACTCTCCGCTGGAGGATATGACCGATGCAGGGGATTGACATCATCCGATACAACAAAACCCAGACCGGTTTGGACGGCTTCGGTGCTCCGATTTATTCGGAGACACCTGAGGTCGTCCACAATGTGCTGATTGGGGAGCCTGCCACCGAGGACATCGTCAACGATCTCCAGCTGTACGGCAAGCGCCTTGCCTATACGCTGGCGCTGCCCAAGGGCGACAGCCGCGACTGGGATAATGTCGCGGTGGAATTCTTCGGGCAGAAATTCCGGACGTATGGCGCGGTGACGGAGGGCATTGAGGCAATGATCCCGCTACGCTGGAACCGAAAGGTCAAGGTGGAACGGTATGAGTAAGCTGAAAATTGAGCTGGACAGCGCCGGGATTCAGGCGCTGCTGAAATCTCAGGAGATCATAGATGTGCTCCAGGAGCAGGCGGACAGCATCTGTGCCCAGTTGGGCAGCCAGTACCAGACCAGCCAGCATATCGGCAAAACCCGCGCCAATGTGTCCGTGTACACCGAGGATCCGGAAGCGCTCCGAAATAACTCGGAGCGCAACACCATGCTCAAGGCGATGGGCGTTAAAGTCCCGGCGAGCAAGTCCAAGGCCAAGGGGAAGGGGAGTAAGAAAACGTGATTATCGAAAAAGTGATCCGCGATTATCTCTCCGCCCAGTTGGATTGCCCGGTGTATGCAGATATGCCGGAGACGCTGCCGGAGCGCTGTGTGGTGCTGGAGAAAACCGGCTCCGGGCGTGAGAATTACATCCGCAGCGCCATGATTGCGCTGCAAAGCTATGGGAAGAGTCTGTATGAGGCGGCACAGCTCAACGAGCAGGTGAAAGACGCCATGGACAATGCAATCCGTCTGGACTGCATCTGCTCCAGCAGCCTCAACAGCGATTACCCGTTTAACGACGACAGCAATAAACGGCACCGCTATCAGGCGGTGTATGACATTGTGCATTACTAGAAAGAGGTGCAAAACACTATGGCAGAAACCAATACCAACAACGCCGAAAATGTCAGCGTTGGCAAGCCTAAAGTGGGCGGTGCGATTTTTCGTGCACCTGCCGGCACAACCCTGCCCACTGATGTAAAGACTGCCCTGAACGCTGCATTTGCTTCGGTGGGTTATATCTCCGACAGCGGTGTAGTCAACTCCAATTCCCCTTCATCCAGCGACGTCAAAGCCTGGGGCGGAGATACGGTCGGTAGCTACCAGACTGAAAAACCCGACACATTTAAGTTCACGATGCTGGAAAGCCTCCGAGAGGCTGTGCTTAAGGCCGTATACGGCGATGATAATGTCAGCGGCTCGCTGGCTTCCGGGCTGACCGTCAAGGCAAACAGCACCGATCAGGCAAGCTGCGCATGGGTCATCGATATGATTCTTAATGGCGGCTACCTGAAACGTGTCGTAATCCCCTCTGCCAAGGTGACGGCAGTGGGCGATATTACCTATGTTGACGGTCAGCCCATTGGTTACGAGGTTACGCTCAGCGCTGCGCCGGATTCCAGCGGCAACACACACTACGAGTATCTGGCCGCATCCACGGAAACGCAGTCCCAGAACAACGCTGAGAGCCAGCAGGAGGTAGTGGCATGATTCAGGGCAAGACGAAAACCGGATTTGAATACCAGCTGAACGATAACGTCCTGAACAACATGGAGCTGGTGGACGCTATTGCGGAGCTTGATGAGCGGGGAAGTCTGTTTGCCCTGAGCAAGCTCTGCATCCTCCTGCTGGGAGAAGCACAGCGGAAACAGCTGTATGACCATCTCCGCGCCGAGGACGGCAGAGTCCCGAACAGCGATGTGGAGCGGGAGGTTGTGGAAATCCTGCGGGGCTGTGGTAAAGCAGGAAAAAACTCTGTACCCTCGCCGGAATGATTGCCACCGACCAGGACGCTCTGATTTGTGACCTGGCTGAAACATATGGAATCTACGATATGCAAGCACTGCCGGTTTCCACCCTGGCAGTGCTTGCTTCCGGTTTGAGGGACGATAGCCGCATTAAAATGAAGATGTCCGGCGTGAAAACCGATCAGGAGACGCTGCTGCTGGCAATGGCAGTGGACAACCTGCGGTTTTTGAGCTGGACAAAAACCGTGGCAGCACAGGACGGCAAGGATCGTCCGAAATCCATTGCCCGTGTGCTGCTGGGACAGGTGGAAGAAAAGCCCCAAAACGTTGCATACGGGAGTGGGGAAGAATTTGACGCTGCTTGGAAGCGTCTGACCGGAGGTGAGGCGTAATGGCAGGGACCAGCATTGCAAAGGCATATGTGCAGATCGTTCCGTCCGCCGAGGGAATTAAGGGCAAGCTGACCGACACGTTAAACGGTGAGGCTCAGATCGCAGGAAAGGTTGCCGGTGGAACTCTGAATACAACGCTGGGCAAGACGTTGACGGCAGGGGTGGCCGCAGGCACTGTCATAAGCAAGGTTACGGGAGCTCTGTATTCCGCAGCAGGCAAGACTGCGAAAGCTGTGTACGAAGTCGGCAAGGCTGCTGTTTCCAGCTATGCCGACTGTGAGCAGTTTGTGGGCGGCGTGGAGACGCTTTTTAAGAGCAGCGCCCCCATTGTAGAGAGATACGCCAAAAATGCTTACAAGACCGCAGGGCTGTCTGCCAACGACTACATGGAGACAGTTACCTCATTTTCCGCATCTCTGCTCAAAAGCCTTGGCAACGATACCGCAAAAGCCGCCGATAAGGCAGATATGGCAATTACCGATATGGCGGACAATGCCAACAAAATGGGCACATCCATGGAGGCAATCCAGTATGCGTATCAGGGATTCGCCAAGCAGAACTATACGATGCTGGACAACCTTAAGATTGGCTATGGCGGTACAAAGAGCGAAATGGAGCGTCTGCTCAAAGATGCAGAGGCCCTGAAGGCGAAACAGGGTGAGGTTGCCCATTACAGCATTGACAGCTATGCTGATATTGTTGACGCGATCCATGTTGTGCAAACTGAGATGGGCATCACCGGCACTACGGCGCTGGAATCAGCGGAAACGATTTCCGGCAGTATGTCGAGTGCAAAAGCAGCTATTGATAACCTCCTGGTCGGCATGGTTGACACAGATCAAGACATTATCGCTCTGGGAGAACAGACAGCTAGCGCAGTGGCTACGGCATTTGAAAACGTTGCTCCGGCGATTGCTAATTTTATGACGGTTGGCGTCCGGGCGATTTCTGACGCAGTTGACCCAGCGAATAAAGTTTCCCGGGCAATTGGTGAGATTGAGGAAGCTCAGGAGCGGGTAACCAGCTCCAGCAATATCCTTGATCTTGTTGGACGCTACAAATCTTTGCAGGAACAAGCAGAGCGCTCTGGTGTGTCTTCCGGCGAACTGGCGGATATTGAAAAAGAACTGACCTCCGTGCGGAACCAACTGGCAACGGCAACCGGTAACGCGAAGATTGCGCAGTCCGAATCCAACGATGAGCTGGCTGATGCAGTAGAATACGAGGAAGCGCTTGCACAGAGTGAAAAAGAGCGTGCGCAAATGCAGCTCTATGAGGACGTGGCAAGGGGTGCAGCTGCGTATGGTGAGGCTCTGCACGAGCTGTATGTTACCAGTGGAGAGCTGGCGGACGCCGAAAAACAGTATGCCGACGTCACTGCGGATAAGACCAAGAATGCAGCACAGGAATACTCCAAGCTCTCCAGTGCGATAGACGATCTGTCCGACGGCTTCTTTGACGGCGAAATATCCGCTGAAGAGATGCATGTCAAGCTAGGCGAGATTGCAGATAGCGTGTATAGCCTGACCGGTGAGAAGGTGGAATTCAAGGACATTCTGGCTGGTCAGGACTATATCGACAAGCTGAGTCTCACGTTTGACGACTTGACAGACCGCACGATTACCACATACGAAGAGTTGGATGAGCTTCGCACCCGGCAGGACGATTTAACGGAATCTACAGAGGCGTACCAGAGAAAAGTTGCAAGTCTCGTGGACAATGGTCTGCTTACAGCTGATGAGGCGGCTGGCTATCTTGGCATAACTGTAGATGAGCTAAAAGATGTGTTGGATGCCGCTGCCGCTGCCTCGGACGATGCGGCTGCTTCCGCTGATGGCGTTGCAGATGCAATGACGGAAGAAGAAGCCGCTGCTCAAGAGCTGAGGAAATCTCTGGCTGATATCGGTACCGAGGCGTACAATGCGCTCAGTTCCGGCGAGGACTTGCGGGCGAAGTATGAGGAATTGACAGGGCAACTGGAAAACCTTGATGGTGAGCTGGACCAGAACACTTTGGACATGGTCAATACTGCGCTGGAAACTCTGAACCTTGCAGCCACCAATCAGGAGTTGACTAATAGTTATCCCGGATTTGTGACCGCGACTCAAAATGCCGGCGTCTCGCTGTCTAATCTATCTGCATGGCTGATTGACAACGAGATCACAGCAGAAGAATGGGGTTCCCGGGTGTCTGCGTCTGCGGATGGCATCGTCAATGATTTCGCCGAGCTTAACACCTCCACTGGGCAAAGTGTGTCCGAAATGAAAGCGGCGCTGGAGAGTAATATTGCAGCCTACACCAGCTGGAATAGCAATATAGCAAAACTCATGTCTGCCGCCGTTGCCAGCGGCGATCAGAGTAAGATTGCATTCGTGCAGTCTCTCCAGGATATGGGCATCGGCGCTGCCGACCAGGTGGCAGCCATGGCAGAGGACATTGACGGTACACTTGATGAGTTCGGTCCTCTTTTTGCTGACGCTACAGATCAGGGCATGCTGGAAGTGAAGAACAGCATTGATAGCGGCACAGCGCCAGCGGAAGCCGCGGCAAAGTCCTCCATGAAGGATATCCAGGATGCAATGGAAAAGGTGAACTTCAAGACCACTGGCAAAGAAGCTATTTCCGATGTCGCGTCTGGAATGTCCTCGAAAACAAGCACCGCAACAAACGCCGCAACAAATGTTGCAACCAGTGCAAAATCAGCTGCCGGGAGCGTGAGCTTTTACTCCGTCGGCTACAATATGGATTCCGGTATGTCCAGCGGTCTATATGGCGGGTCTAGCTTAGTGTCAAGCGCAGCCAGAAGCGTTGCAAAATCTGCGTATAATGCGGCAAAGGCTGCGCTGGGGATCCATTCCCCGTCCAGACTCTTTCGAGACGGCGTTGGCAAGATGATCACCGAGGGTATTTCCACCGGTATGACCGCTCCGGATGCCATCCGGGGACTGAAAGCCGCATCGGAAGAAGTTACTGACTCGATATCTGAGAATTTTGCCGGTGACGCCGCCGATGTGTCCACTCAGTCTGTACTCTACGGTGCAGCCATGCGTGGAATCGTCGGCGGCGAACTGGCAGACGGCATTGCATCTCTGGAAGACAAGCTGGATCGTCTGATTGCTGTGCTTGCACGGATGGCCGGCGTTACCATCAACGTCAACGGCACGGACTACCAGAGCAAGATGGCGCTGGCGGAGGAGATTATGGACCTGATGCATCGAGATTGGACCCGTCAGGAGGCGGCAATATGAAAAATCAGAGGACACAGTATTTTTGCTTTGACGGGGTGGACAGCCGGGATTACGGCATCTATCTCAGCAGCGCAATTAAGATCGGGGGTGCGCAGCCCCGCGTTAAGAAGATCTCTATTCCAGGTCGGAGTGGAGATCTTCTCCGTTATGACGGCAGCTTTTCCAATGTGGAATTCAGCGCCCAGTGCTTTGTGGAGGGGGACCATGCAGCGGATGCCATTGCGGCAATTGCGCAATGGACTCTTGGACAGCATGGGTACCGCAAACTGGAATTCCCTTGGGAAGACGGGTACCGGATGGCGTATGTCACCGGCGGTCCCGGCACGGAGTGCCTGTCTAAGGGCGTGAGAGCCTTCGCGTTGGATTTTTCCTGCGCCCCTCAGGTATGGACCTATGCCGGTCAGCAGGCCGTCCAGATCGCCAACGGTGACACTCTGTACAACGATTGGATGGAAGCAAAGCCTCTGATCACTCTGTACGGTCCCGGCGGAGAGTCCAAGGCAATCGGGACGCTCACCGTTGGGGATGTTCCCATGGAAATCACTGTCCGCGATTTTATCACGCTGGATTGTGAGACACAGGATGCATACAGAGGGCTCGCCAACGCTAACAGCTTGATCTCGGCATCGCAATTCCCAACCCTGCCGCATGGAAAGAGCGTGATCTCCTGGACCATGAGCAGCGGGAGCTTCAGCAAAGTAGAAATCGTTCCAAGGTGGTGGCATCTATGAAGCCAATTCTGTACAGCTCAACTGAAAAAGCGTTCGATTCGAACGGGCTGGGGATCCTCAATGATGCAATATCCTGTACCGTAACGCAGGAGCGCAACGGCATGTATGAGCTGGAAATGGAGTATCCCGTTGGGGGAATCCACTATGAGACTCTGGCCCCGTTGTATATCATTATGGCAAGGACGGACACGATGACGTGGCGCCCACAGCCATTCCGGATCTATGAGATCACGAAGCCGCTGAACGGAAATATCACGGTATACGCCCGGCACCTCGCCTATGATCTCATGGGCATTCCGGTGAGCCCGTTCACCGCCAACACGGCGGCAGCGGCGCTGGAAGGGCTTACGCAAAATGCCATAATCACATGCCCGTTCACGTTCTGGACGAATAAAACCACGGAGGCAACCATGACGGTGGAGGCTCCAACATCCATTTGGGATTTGCTCAAGGGCAACGCCGGAGGAATCCTGGATGTATACGCCGGCGAGTATGAATTTGACTGGTGGTCGGTGGGGCTCTGGAAGCAGCGCGGAGAAGATATGGACGTGACGATCCGATACGGAGTTAATCTGACGGACCTGAAACAGGAGGCCTCTACTGACAACTGGTGCACCACCGTCTACCCCTACTGGAGAGGAGAGGACGGTACGCTGGTGACCGGCGGTCTGTGTCGCACCTCGGAGTTTTACCCGTTTGAGCAGGTCCGCGTGATTGATTACTCCGACGCATGGGAAACCGCGCCGACCGCGGATCAACTGAGTGCAAGAGCATTAAATTACCTCAACAACCAGAAGCTCGCGGAGCCAACCGTGAATATCACGGTTGATTTTGCGAGCATCGAAGCTGATGCGCTATTCGGCACAAGCATCCGGCAGATGTTCCGGATCTGCGATACGATCAAGATTGTCTTCGATCAGCTTGGAATCAGCACCACTGCAACTGTGATCAAAACGAAATATGATGCGCTTACAGAGCGATATACCAGCGTTGAAATCGGATCGAAGAAACAAAGCCTCATGGATCTGATCGTATCGTCTACAGGCTCCAAATACCAGTGGGGCTCCATGACCAACAATTCATTCGCGTGAGGAGGCTATTCATGATTACCCAATCCTACACCCTATCCCTTCAGCCCGGCGGCATTCCCGTCCGGGTCCCCTGCGTCCAGGGGGACATCCAAAGCCGCACCCTCCAGTTCCAGCTGACCTCCTCCGGCGCTGCGCCCGATCTTCCCGCAGGAGCCGGTGTCACTTTGGAGGGCACCAAGCCCGACGGCAGGAGCTTTTCCGTTGCCGGAACCCTGTCCGACGATGTGGCGGAGATCACCCTCACCGCCCAGATGACCGCCGTTGCCGGTGAGATTCCCTGCCGCCTGAACATCACCAGCGGCTCCAAGGTCCTGGGCACCGGGCAGCTGCTGCTGGAGGTTGCTCCCTCGGCGCTGCCGGTAAGTCCCGACCTGTCCGACAGCGATATCAGCCTCTTGACCCAAATCAAGAACACCGTCAATCAGCTCTCTGCCAGTATTTCCACCGGCAGCTGGACCCCAACGCTGTCCGGAATGTCCTCGTATAGCTACCAAAGAGGACGGTATGTCAAAATTGGAGACGTTGCGATTGTCTCTTTCAGCGTCTGGGGCATTATGGCAGGCAGCAACACGGAGCAAATTAAAATTTCCGGCTGCCCGCTGATACCCGCCGATGGCGGGTATTCCGGCGGCGGCTCTCTATCCGGCTATTACACGGGGAACGACACCATCTTTACTAGCTGGGCGGCTTCCACGGATGGCAGCTTTTATGCATACGGTCAAATACCCGGGAGCGGCAACAAGTGGCAGTCCAGTGACATCTTCCAGAAGACAGAGGGCGAGTGCGGCGGCGGCGGAACTATCATGTTCAAAACAAGCAGCTAAGGAGAGAAAGCGATCATGAAATACGAACTCTCAAACGGTGAGAATCGCGTTTACCAGTGGGACCGTGACATCACCATCACCATCACGGAGCCGGAGAATGTGCCAGAGGTGCATTTTAAGTGGGGCGGTAAGGCGGTGCCATTTAAGGTTGAGAATCAGCAGGTGGCAATCCCGCCGGAGCTGATGCAGCTGCCCCACGACATCGTGCTATGGGCATATACACCAAATCACACCCTGGATATGGCACGGATACAGATGGACACGCGCCCGAAACCGGCTGACTACGTCTACACGCCCACGGAGATTAAGACGTGGGAAGCCTTAGACGAACGCATTAAGGCGTTGGAGGACGGCGGCGGAATCGCTGGTGTCTCCAGTGTCAACGGTCATACCGGCGCTGTAACCATCACAGCTGCGGGACTGGGGGCGCTGACCGAGGACGACCTACAGAGCGCGACCGACAAGGCGCTGGCGCAGGCAAAAGAGTCTGGCGCATTTGATGGTGCGCGGGGACCTACGGGTCCCGCCGGAGTAACTCCCGTCAAAGGCACGGACTACTGGACTGCATCAGACAAGGCGGCAATCGTGCAGGATACGCTTGCAGCGCTGCCTACATGGACAGGGGGTAGTTACTGATGGCAATTGACAAGGCTGTTGATTCTGGCGCACTTGATACTGCACTGACGTATACCGCAGATAGAATCCGTGCGAAGACCGGCGGAACAGACCAGATAGCATGGGACGCTGCGAAAGGTTTTGGGGATGCGGTGGACGGGATTCAGGCGGGCGTTGGACGCCTGACATTTACGCCAACAGAAAACACGCAGAGCGTGGAGGTACCATTTAACAAAACCTTCGACTCGTTTTATGTTGTGGCATATTGTAGCAATATCACGGGAAGCGGTGACGTGTCGAGAATAAAGCAATTTGCGGGTCAAAAACTCCCATTTAGCGGAGCATACAGCGGACGTATTGATGTTATAAACGCTGACGGTACAGCTGATTACTGGTCCCAGGCATTGACCACCATGACTGGGACTATAATCAAATTTGAAACGTCGAGAGCGTGCTACTTCGAAGCCGGAAAGACATACAACGCTGAAATTTTTGAGGTAACGGTATGAAATACTACAAAAACATGGATAACGGTTATATCCAATGCCTAAGCACAGGGACAGGGCAAACTGAAATTACCAGGACAGAGTATGAGCGAATTTTAAGCGTCTGCCAAAACAAGCCGACTGATACGGACGGATATTATTACAGACTGACTAATGATCTCCAATGGGAAAAGCAATCGAGAGCTCAAATTGTCCCAGACGATGAACTTTCCGCCGAAGACACCCTTAAGATCATCACAGGAGGTGTGGTATGACATGACAGAGCAGCAGGCGCGGAAATATCGTGCGATCATCGAAGCTGGGGCACAGGGACTGACTGACGCAGAAGCGCTTACCGTTAAAACGCTGTATCCGGCGTGGGCAGCAGGTCAGAGCTACAAGGTGGGCTACAAAATCACCTGTAACGGTGAGCTGTATAAGGTGCTGCAAGCCCACACGTCGCAGGAGACGTGGAAGCCAGGAACGGGAACGGAAAGCTTGTATGCCCGGATCGATGAGCAGCATGACGGCACCCGTTATGATCCCATCCCCTACAATGGCAACATGGCGCTGGTAAGCGGAACGTATTACAGCCAGGGCGGCGTGATATACCGATGCACCAGAGATACCGGCAATCCGGTGTACAACGCGCTCAGTGAGCTGGTGGGGCTGTACGTTGAGGTAGCGGAGTAAGGAGGGCAAATGGAAGCAATCATTATTGCGGTGATCCCGCCACTCATTACAGGGGTGCTGGCGCTGGTAGGTGTGGTTATTACCAGCCACAGCACGGCAAAAAAGATGCAGGCAAATTTGGAGAAACATCAGGCGGTTACCGAAACGAAACTGGAGGAGCTGACCCGGGAGGTCCGAGAGCACAACGGTTTCGCACGGCGAATGCCTGTAGTGGAAGAAAAATTGAGCGTGGCAAACCATAGAATTAGTGACCTGGAGGAGGCAATGAAACATGATCGTTAAAAACACCAACATGAATCTTGACGAAACTGTACTGTAAAAGGAGGACGCAGATATGGATTTTGGAATTGCTGGCGTTGCGGCTATTACCGTACTCGCCTATCTGATCGGGCAGGGCGTAAAAGCCACTGGCATTGCGAATAAGTGGATCCCGGTTATTTGTGGTATTGTTGGACTGGCGCTGGGCATTGTGGCATTGTACATCATGCCAGATTTTCCAGCAGGTGACCCCATTACCGCTGCTGCGATTGGCGCGGTTTCCGGTTTTGCCGCAACTGGCATCCACCAGGCTGCAAAACAGCAGAAGGAGGACAACAATGGCTAAAATTATCGGCATTGACGTTTCCGAGCACAACGGCTCCATCAACTGGGAGGCGGTTAAAAAGGCGGGAGTAAGCTTCGCCTTTGTCCGCACGGGCTATGGAGTATCCCATGTGGACAACTATTTCAAACGCAACATGGAGGGCGCTCTTGCCCAGGGCATCCCCGTGGGCATCTACCATTTTTCTTACGCCCTGAATGCTGCCGGGGCAAAAGCAGAAGCGGAATACGTCCTCAAGCTGATCCAGCCGTACAAGGACAAGATCACCCTCCCGGTGTTCTACGATTTTGAGTATGACACCGTCTCCTACGCCAAAAAGCAGGGTGTCACTCTGGGCAAGGAAGCGTTTAACGCCCATACTGTGGCATTCTGTGAGACGATCAAGGCGGCTGGCTATACGCCCGGTACATACTACAACCTGGACTATCTGCGCCGGTATGTGGACATTAACCGGGTGGGTGGATACGTCCAGTGGTATGCGCAGTATGCCAGCACAGCGTCTGCGGCTGGCTGGGCAATCTGGCAGTACAGCAGTTCCTACACCATCCCCGGATGCTCTGGGCGGTTTGACGTCAATGTGCTGGCGGATGCAAGCCTGCTGACTGGCAGCACCGGCAAATACACCATCGGCTGGCACCGGGACTCCAAGGGCTGGTGGTACGCCAACAGCACCACTACCTACTATAAAGAGCAGTGGGCAAAGATCAATGATAAGTGGTATTACTTTGGCAAGGAGGGCTACGTGATGGAAAACGCGTGGAAGGTTGAGGCAGGCGGCGATACCTACTATCTGGGCGCTGATGGTGATATGCAGACCAGTATGGTTGTTGGGCTTGGCAGTGATGGCAAGCTACAGCCGATTGAGCGGTATTATCACCTGATCTCCGAGCTGCCGGATTATTACCGCGCGGAAATCGACCCGCTGATTGCAGCCGGGACCCTGAAGGGCAAAGCCGGCGAAGGGGAGAATCTGGTGCTGGACCTCAGTGAAAGCGCCCTGCGGGCGATTATTATTTGTAATCGGTAAGTAACAGGCAGCCCTTTCACCCGAAGGCGGCTGTTGTCATATTTGTTGTCAAAATTCCCGGGCACGCTGGTATTCCTAATGTTTTTTAGGATTCCGGTTCCGAGGGTTGGGGGTTCGAGTCCCTTCTGGCGTACCAAGTGCAAAACCCGCTGAAATCGTTGCAACTACACGGTTTCGGCGGGTTTTCTTTTTATTTTCTCCGCGTTGTTGTGGTGCAAACAATGACATTAAAATGCATTTTATGCGGTGCTTTTGTTGTCAAATTGTTGTCAAAAAATTTGGCGCGTACTACATGGCAGTTTTAATATACTCTTGGAGCTTATCCAAAGAATTTTTCTTTTTTTCATCTCGCAGGTGGGTGTATATCCCAATCGTTGTTTCCACATCACTGTGACCAAGCAAGTGCTGGGCAGTATATACGTCCACCCCTGCCTCAAATAGGAGGGTGGCATACCCATGCCGCAGGACGTGCGCCGTCAGTGTTGGCTTGTAATGCGTCACTGTATATTTACGTTTCGCCTTGCTGATCCGGTGCTCAGTGGTAGTGGTCACAAAGCCCATGTCCTTGCAGTAATGCAGCCACCGGCGGCGATATGTCGATACCGGCATGGGCTTTGCCGGATTCTCACCAGGGAACACATAGTCTGTGTTTTTTGCCGTGCTTGGACGATGCAGCACAGCCTCCAGCGGTTCCAAAAGTGGGAGCTGCCGTATCCCCGCTTCTGTCTTCGGGTCCTTAATCTTTGGTGCCCCAGAGTAGTAGGAGACCGATTTGCGGACCGTAATCGTCTTGCTTTTGAAATCTATATCGCCCCATTGAATTGCCATTGCTTCGCCGTATCGCAGTCCTGTGCTCATCAAGAACAGCGCATACACTCCCCAATACGCAGTAGTTGCCTGTGCTCTGATTTGACGTACAATTTCATCCTCTGGCGCATTGCGCTTCATCGGAGGCTTTGCCCCCTTCGGCACTCTTACATTGTCCACAGGGTTGGTGGTGATATCTCGCGGAAGTTCCGGGCACACGATAGCGTGCCGGAATATCATCTTGTACATGATCTTCTGCTTTTGGATTGTGCTTTTGGCATAGCCCTGGAGCTTGAGCCATTCAAGGTGATTCTGCACGTCCGCAGAGGTAATAGACGCTATTGGTTCGCCCCCAAAGCGCTCCATTGCTCGTTTATAGTGAGCAGCGTAACAAGCCTTTGTGCCGTCTTCTAAGCCGTCCCACGCAGCATCATGCCAAGACTCCGCAGCTTCACCAAAGGTCAAGGGCTTCGGCTCCGCATTCTCCAGCTCCTGGATTTTGTGATAGAGTTTTTCCGGATCACGGGAGTATGCAGGCTTCCGCTTATCGCTTCCCGGCGGATAATACCACCCCATATAACGCCCATCAGCTCGAAGGGTGTACATAGCTGCATAGTCTATTTTTTTGCTTCTGGGCATAAAAAGACCACCTATCCTTTCAAAAATGGTTGCAAAAACCCAAGGACAGGTGGTATAATCGTCCTGCGTGGGAGCAATTTGGGCACCTGCCCGGATTGTTTCTGGTTTCCCTCTGGCGGTGCGAACGCCGGAGGGAAATTTTTTATAAAGCCACTATATTGTGAGCTTTTTCTACACATAAAAACAGTGAGCCACCGCTTGATTATCGTGAGGTATATGTCAAAAAAGAAAAATCGGCTACCTATTATAACAGCAAAGCCCCTTATACTAAGGTCGTTACATCGGCATTGGGCGGCGCCGCAGAAATCATCACAGCATTTAACGTAAAAAGCCTATTTGGCGGGATGATTGAAGGAGAGGAGGCAATATATATTGCGAAACGTGAATCAGAAATTTAACTATGATTCTAAATACGATATTCTATATATTTTGTTCTCTGACAGTAGCAATTCCTATGGTGACGACGAAACGCCCGGAATCATCTATATGAGAGATATGGATACCGACGAATTAACCGGATATACCATCACACATTTCAAGAAGATGTACCATAACAAGAAACTTCCTGATCTTCCATCTTCTTTCCCATATTCCTATGATGAGCTGTACAAGAACATAATGTCATAATTCATAGCCATTTCACTCCCCCGCTCCAGTGCGCCAACACTGGGGCGGGATTTTTTTATTCCGTATCCTTCAACAATTTATTCAACGCCTCATTAAGCTGGCTTAGCTGTCGTATAAGTATGAAATTCTGTTCCACAATCGCGCGTTGGTAATTGACCTGAACTTTGTCTGCGGCGTTCACTGATCGGTCCCCGCCCAAAAGACTGAGCGTAACGCCCGCATCCATTAGCCCGGTTCCAGCAAGTTCCGCAGCGATACGTGCAGCAGAGGCGACATCTCGACCATTGGTGAGGCTATCAAGCCCATATTTTCTAAGAATGGCTTTTGCCTTTTCGGCTTGTTTTCTGTCTAAGCCAAAGTACGGGTCGATATCCCTTGGGTCAACCGGCTGTGGCGCGGATGGTTTCTCGGCTTCCGTTTTTGCGATTGCACCAGAGTTAAAACGCCCTTTGCATCCCGGAGTTGTGCAGCCTTTATTTGCTTCCCAACAGCTCTTGTGCATTACTACATGGCAATGCGGGCACATTGTCGCATCTGAATTTCGCAGTATTTTCCCCTTGCAATAGCTGCAAGGGAATTTTGTCATATCCACAAGCATTTTTGCATCTCTCCTTTTATTTTACACCTTACGGTGCAGATTACAATTTCGGATGATTTTAACAACCATCTTCCGAAGCATCCCGGAAGCTGAGCCCGCAGGGACCGGTGTAATACTCCACCGCCTGCTGGATCAGGTCTTCCGGTACTTCAAAATACTCTGCCAACTGATATAACTCGGTATATCCGTCTTCCATAGCTGCTCTCATTTCGTCGAATGGGAGCAGCTTTTTTATTTGTGCTCTTGCCGCACGGCGTTCAGCTGCCTGTATCACGCACGGCGTTGCGCCTATGGTATAGGTTGCTCCAGTGACAATATGCGCCCATTCATGAGATGCTGCCGCGCGTTCTTTTGCCACTGTATCCAATTTATCCAAATCGAAGAATACGCCATACACCCCGTCAGCTGCCACAACGCAAGCATCGGTTTCAGCTGGAAGCCGTTTGTATTCCGCAATTAGGACGGCACCAAGGTTGTATAGGTCTTCGTAGATTTCAGCAAGCTTAAGCATTAAGTTACTCCTGTTTTTGGTTCATCTTGCGAAGTCTCTCCGCCATATCCACAAGCAGCTGCTTGTCTTGCTCAGACAGGTCGCGTGATGCATTGTGCATGGCAAAGGTAAAAGAATCCATTTGTTCTTCGCTTCTGGGCATGTCGTTTCCGAGAATGTAATCGACTGGGACGCCAAAGAACTCCCCAAGTCGAAGCAACGTTTCGTTATCCGGCTGACGCTTACCAGTTTCATATTGAGAAATTGTGCTTTCAGCCAATTCAACAACTGCGCCGAGCTGTTTCATAGTCATACCGCGAGACTTTCTAAGTTCACGAATTCGGTTTTTCATGCAGCATCTCACCTTTCACATTGCCATTATACACTCGTACTTCACATTTTGCAAAATGAAAAGTAAATATAACTTTTCAAATCGACAAGAAATAGCTTGACAAATCGTGAATTCAATGCTAATATACAATTCGAGAAGTTAAGAGGTGATAAACATGCGTGAATGGTTAAAAACTATGCGTACTGAGCAGGGACTGACCATGAAGGATTTGAGCAAAAGACTTGGCATTTCCGAAAGTTATTACTGTGCTATTGAAAATGGTGAGCGGCAAAAGCGGATGGACTTAATGTTGTGCCATCAGCTTTCGGTGGTTTTCGGAAAGCCAATGTCTGAAATTTCAGATGCAGAGATGCGCTATAGATCTATGCAACCAATATAGCACAAATCCTGTCCCAATAACGGTACTTTTAAGGAGGTGAAGAAGAATGGTTGACATCATCAATGCCGCAGGACCTTGGGTATTTTCAATCGTACTTTTCGGCGGCTTTTATCTTGTAGTTTGGTGGATGATACGAGGCGATTGAGACAATAATCAAAACTTTGGTAGATTGTTGTCAATTCGGCACCAGACCGCAATTCTTCGATAAGCACTTCGAACCCATACATTTCGGTCTCCGGGACGTATGGCATAACTAAGTAGGTCGCCGCCAGCACAGACTGGATTGCACTGGTTCGCGTGGCTGTGGCAGAGTGCAGCTTGGCAAACGATTCGGCAAATGCGTTGATTGCGTCCATGCGGCGTGTCTCGTAAAATTCGAGCTGCTTCTGCTTGAGATCGTAACCCCGTGTCAACCACGTTGTTACTACCGTGGCAATTATCGTGAGCGGCGCCGCGAATGCAGCGATGATTGATGCAATATTCATAATTTCACCTCCCTTCGCAGCTAGTATAGCACCACACGGGTGGAGGTGGCAAGAATGGAAACAAAATCAAAAGGAGGAATAACCATGGCGAGAGAAAAAACGGATTACCGGGACAACCTGGCACTGCTGAATGCCAGATTCCCGGATCGGGATATGCTGTCGCTCAATGACCTGTGTCCGGTGTTTGGCTATAAGGATAAGCGCTCATTGAAGGGGCGTTTGTCCCGCGCTGGAATCGCCATTGACGGCGGCAGGGTAAGCAAGGTAGCAATAGCACATCACATGTGCAATTAGGAGGTAACAACATGAGACTGGAAACCAACAAGAACCACCTGGAGCAGCGGCACAGAACTGCAATGCAGCTCACTGCAACCCACGAGGCACTGAGAGACGCCCAGAAAGCTGTACTGGCACAGGAGGACGGGTTTCTCCGGATGTGCTGGCAGAACCACCAGGAGGCTATGGAGCGGGACGCAAAGTGTGTGAGGGTTCCCACAGCCGTGGTCAAGCCCACCCGTCAGGCTAAGGCAGAACAGCCCGTAAATCTCTTACGCCGCAAGATGGAAGCCTTTTTGAGCGGTATGAGCGTCGGTGCCGCTGTGGCGCTGCTGATTGTCTGGCTTCTGCTTCTGGCGGCTGGCGTGATTTAAAAAATGCCGTCTCAGGGGCGCAACCCAGAGACGGCAAATGCAGGGGTAAAAGCATAAGTTTACGAAACATTTATATTGTAGCTTTTACCCCTTATTTTGTCAATAAGGAGAGGATAAAATGTCGAGATATTATTCGGATGATCCAATTGCGGATTTCGACCGCTGGGATCGGGATCAGCAAAAATTGCTGGACAAGCTCCCGAGATGCTACGCCTGCGAGGAGCCTATCCAGGATGATGTCTGCTACTGCTTCAACGGGCACAAGTACTGCCTGGACTGCAAGGATGCAGCCGCAGATGATATCCTACCCGAGTTTCTGGAGGCGACGGTATGATCCAGAGCGGCGTGCAAGGCTATGTTACCGGCACGGCGACGGTCACAGTCAACTTTCCGATTGACCTACATGGCAATCTGGATATCAACTGCCGTCAATGCTGGTACTTCCGGCGGACTTATTCCACCTGCGGCCTTAATGGCCAGGTATGCGAGTACCCGGACAAGTACATTGGGTCTCGGTGCCCGTTAAAATTCGGAGAGGAGGACGACGATGGGAGTCTATGATAAGCTGCTGGCAATTCAGGCAGAGCTCAAAGCCCCCAAAAACCAGCATAGTGTTTTCGGCAACTTTAACTATCGCAGTTGCGAGGATATTCTGGAGGCAGTCAAGCCACTGTGTAAGGCGCACAATGCGCTGGTGATGATCTCCGACGAGCTGGAGTATATCAACGGCAGGTTTTACGTCAAGGCCGTGGCGACGTTTGCAGATGCCGAAACCGGTGGAAACGTGCATGTATCTGCATATGCAAGAGAGCCGGAAAACAAGAAGGGCATGGATGATTGCCAGCTTACTGGAGCGGCGTCAAGCTACGCGCGGAAGTATGCACTCAATGGGCTGTTTTGCATCGACGATGCAAAAGACCCCGACACTGACGCATATGGAAGACAGACCGGCAAGGGCGCCACCAAAAAGCAGCCCGATAATCAGCCGGACAAGCCCACACCCCCCGCTCCGCCCCCGGCTGTGGTCAAGTGCAAGGACTGTGGAAAGCCCATTACTGATGTGACCTGGGCAAACGGCTCTAAAACCGGCGCCAAGACGATGGTCAACAAGACCATTCAGAAATACGGCGTGCCGCTCTGCGGTGACTGCTACACCCTGAGGCGGGCGAAGGAGCAGACCGATGGAAACCAGAGCTGACCGGATCAACTGGTCTATTGACCAGGATGGCACATGGCTGCACCTCCTGGTCACGGACGGCCAGGAAGCCCGGGCATACGCCGAGAGCACGGACAAACCCCAGCGGGTCAAAATCACCCGCTGGCGGGACAAGCGGAGCCTATCCGCCAACGCCTACGCCTGGACGTTGTTGGGCAAGCTGTCTGCGGCGCTCCATCTCCCGCCTGAGGAGATATACCGTCAGCTGATCCCGGATGTTGGCGACAACTACACCACCGTCACCGTTGACCTTGCGGGGCTGAGTAAGCTACGCGAGACATGGGGCAGTAACGGCAAAGGCTGGCTGGTTGACGTGATCGGGGCCGGGGCTAAAACCGGCACGCTGGACGTGGCGCTCTACTATGGCAGCAGCGTCTACGACACCGCCCAGATGGCACGGCTCATTGACCTGATTATTTCCGAGTGCCGGGAAAACGACATTGAATATTTACCACCGGATCGGCTGGCGGCAATGCTGGAGGATTGGCATGGGGAGCGTTAAAAAAGCAACCTCCATCCCGGCTGAGGTAAAAGAGGCAGTGCGGGAGCGGGACAACGGGCGTTGCATTATTTGCGGCGCACCGGGGAACCCCTGGTGCCACTACATCCCTCGCTCTGCTCTGGGGCTGGGCGTGGAGCAGAATATTGTGACGCTGTGTGACAGGTGCCACCGGCAGTATGACCAGAGCACATTACGACCCGCATACAAGCGGATCATTGAGGACTATTTGAGAGCCAGATATCCGGGCTGGAACCCGGACAGGCTGGTATACCACAAAGGAGAAAAAATATGAACATCAACGTATCGCAGATTGTCACAGAAAAACTTGCCCAGCTTGAAGCTGACGGCACCATCAAAAAGAAAATCGAGGAGGCTCTCGAAAAAACAATTACAGAGGCCATCATCTCAGAGTTGAGCAGTTACTCATTCCGGCGGGAGATTGCAAAGCAGCTGGAAGATGCCGTTTCCGGCGTCGCAGCTGGTTGCGGATTGGCTGCCTATAATGGGTACATTGCAGAAAAGTGCAAAGCTATCGTTCAGGAGCACTTCACCACAGATATCGGTGCTAAGGTGGAAAAGAGCCTCAAGGATATCATGTTTGCAAAGCACGAGGGCGTCAAACTCTCTGACATATTCAGGCGGTACCGGGAATGGGTGCTGCGCAATACAGATGAATCGGACAAGTACGACAGAGAAGAGTTTACCCACGAACTGGTAGAGCAGTGTGACGGTTGTTGGGAAAAGTATACCTGCCGATTTGCAGACCGGAAACTCTGCGGCTATGACAACCCGGACATCGAAATCAGATTTCTTAAATACGGTGACAATGATGAGTGCAGTATTTCTTTCCTGTATCTCAACGGGCACAACGTAAAAGAAACCTTTAAGGTTGGGACTATAACTGACTTTGAGGCATTCGTCCTCAATCTGTATTATAACGACACCAAGATCATTCTGGACCCCGACAACGTGGATGAAGATCCGTGCTTTGACATCGACATTTGAGGAAGGGGAGCAACAACATGATGAATCACATGGACAAGAAACTCTACACCCGCATGGAAGCGGCGGCATTGTTGAGCATCAGCACCGATACGTTGGACAAGCTCCGGTGTGCTGGTAAAATCAGATCGCGCTATATCGGCGCCAGAGTGTACATATCTTCGGACGAGCTGGCTGCCTTTGTACGGAGATTGGAGGACGGCAGATGCTGAACCACATCACACTGGCTGGGCGGCTTGTGGCCGACCCAGAGCTGAGACGGACGCAGAGCGGCATTGCGGTAGCATCCTTTAACCTGGCCGTGGATCAGGACTATAAGGCTCAGAATGGTGAGCGAGGCGTTGATTTTATCCCCATCGTAGCCTGGAGAGGGACGGCGGAATTTGCCGAGAAATACTTTGAAAAGGGCCAGATGGCGATTGTCTCCGGGCGGCTGTCTACCCGCCGTTACGAAGATAAGAACGGCAACAAGCGGACGGCCTATGAGGTTGTTGCCAGCAACATCTATTTTGCTGGGAGCAAGGCAAAGTCCAACACCGATGAAGCCCCGCAGAGATACGATGAACTGCTGGATGATGATCCTGATTTGCCCTTTTAAGGAGATGTGACGATGAGAGAGTACACCGCACTCCCGTATGAATACCTTGAGGAGATGGAGAGACTCAGCGACGCAGAGTACGGGCGGCTGATTCGGGCACTGCAAACATACAGCATCACCGGACAGGAGCCCGACCTCAAGGGCGCTGAGGTAAACCATTGGATCAGGGTGAGAAATCGGGAAAACCGGTACCAGGCCAGCTTTGATGAGCAGGACAAAGCCAAAACTGACCGGGCAACAAAGGCAGCTCAAGCACGCTGGGGAAATGCTAAAAATGCTAATGCATGCGTAAGCACTTCAAGCAATGCTAAAAATGCCAAAACCAAAGCCAATACCGAAACCAAAACCAATACCAAAGCCAAGGATATCCCCCCTAAATCCCCTCAGGGGGACGCCTTCGGCGTGCTGGCTGGCGATGATAAGGCCCTTTCGGATGCCTTGACCGCCTTTACGGCAATGCGCAAGCAGATCAAGGCCCCTATGACGGATCGGGCCAAGTCCATGATGGCGAAACGTCTTACCGAGCTATCCGGAGGGGATCACGCGTCCATGATTGCCATTCTGGATCAATCCACCGTCCACTGCTGGAAGGACGTGTACGAACTCAAGGGGCAACCCGTGAAGCCCGCTGGTCTCCCGGATGGAAAATTTACGCCCGGTGAAACCGAACGGGCCTCTGTCTCAGCACTGGCGCGGTACCGGGAACAGCTGAGGGAGGGATAACCATGCAAGCAAAACGGAGCTGTAAAACCTGCGTCTGGAGGCTTTCAAACGCAGGCAACAGCAAGGAATATCATTGCGGCTACTCCCTCTGTCTCACCCATCACAGCCGGATATGGCTGCACTACCAGCGCACCGGGCGTGAGAGCCTGGAGGGCATGACCTTTGATACCAACTGCACCGAGTGGATGCACGGCAACCCCCGGGCCAAGTTGTCCTTGTTGCAGGACAACCCCGGCGCCGTCACGGCGGAAGCGTGGGCGCTGCTGGCCCAGGAGATGGGCAAACCCATTAAGCCTGAGAAGGTCAGCCGGAAGCCCTACGCCCTGACAGCGGATTTGGATATGGACAAGGCTTACGCTCTGAAACGGGAGCACACGTGGATAGAGATTGCTGACGCCGCGGGGCTCAGTCTCAACGGAACCAAAGGCAGTTGGCAGAGACATCGGATCAACAGACAGGCAGCCAAACGGCTGTTGGACGCTTATGGCGTCGATATCACAAAAGGAGGCATATAATGGCTGATTACATTGACCGTCAGGCCGCAATCGCGGCACTGAGGGAATTTGCGGAGGAGTGCAAGGGCAGTACGGAGGCCGCAACTGCGGCGGCTATGGCGATTTCGGTGATTTCGAAGCTACCGTCTCCGTGGGCAGATGTGGAGGTGCAGCCTACACCCGGCGGGAAAGACGTACTGCTTGCCATCGGGCAAACGGATGTTTTTATGGGGTATCGTGTCGGAGGGCAGTATTACGATAGTGAGTGCTGCGGGACGTATGGGGTGACTCATTGGATGGATAAGCCGGATGCGCCAGAGGTGGAGAAATGAGCTACACTGAGGCATTGCACATTGTAACCGATTACTCAACTGCACTGAGCATGGGCTATGCGCTGGATAAAGACTGCTGCCTTGAGTACGCTGAAGCGTTGCGGATCGTGCTCCAGCGGGCGGAACAGGAGACAATATGAGCGAATGGTATGACGAGAGCCTTGACAGGCTTAGGACGGCGGCACGGCTGTCAGAACAGTATTATAAAAAGCCTCTGGTTGTGACCACTTCCGGCGGCAAAGACAGCTCTGTATGTGTTGATTTGGCTATCAAGGCTGGGATCAATTTTGAGGTACTCCATAATCACACCACGGCAGACGCTCCGGAGACAGTCCGATTTGTCAGGGACGAGTTCCGGCGGCTGGAGCTGATGGGGATTAAATGCACGATCAACTGGCCCATGTACAAGGGGCAGCGCACATCCATGTGGGATTTGATTCCACAGACGCGCATGCCGCCTACACGGCCGGTGAGGTACTGCTGTGCGGTGCTTAAAGAGCACGGCGGCACTGGGAGATTTATCACCACAGGGGTACGCTGGGCAGAATCCACCGCCCGAAAGAACAACCGAGGAGCGTTTGAGCGAAGCCACCGAAACAAGGAGAAACGGATCATCATCAACGACAATGACCCGGATCGGCTGCTGTTTGAAAATTGCTCAATCAAAGCGAAACGGGTTTGCAATCCAATAATTGACTGGGAGGACGAAGACGTTTGGCACTACATTGAGGAAAACCATGTGCCGGTGAATCCACTATATGCGGAGGGATTTAACAGGGTTGGATGCATCGGGTGTCCGCTAGCCGGGAAACGCAAACGCGAGGCCGAATTTGAGCGGTGGCCGAAATACAAGACGGCGTATATCTTAGCATTTGACAGGATGCTGGAGGGGCGGAAACGGCGCTGGCAATCTCAAAATGATTGGCTAACCGGAACCGATGTGTTTAACTGGTGGATGGAGTACGATGTGCTGCCGGGGCAAATGGAAATGGAGGATGTGCTATGTGAGTCTTGATAGCCTGTGAAGAATCCCAGACCGAGTGCATGGCATTCCGGACACTGGGACATGAGGCGTACAGCTGCGATATACAGGAGCCAAGCGGCGGACACTCTGAGTGGCATATCCTTGGGGGATGCGCTGGGGAGGAAAGAAAATGACCATCACAACAATCATCCAGTTTGCGCTGCTTGTGGCAATCTTCGCTGCGGCGCTGGGCATTGCATATCTCTACGGGAAAGAATCAGCCCTGAAGGTGCATCTTCGTGTCCTCGACACACTCCAGCAGGAGGTTAATGGCGGAGATCACCCGGACGCATGGTACTCCGGAGCGATTTGGGTGTTTCGGCAAATCAATGATGAGTGGGACCGCGTCACATTTACTTGGCGGAGCCTGCTATGAAATGGGTTAGCCCATGGAGGAAAATGCACATGAAAGAAAATCCTGATGCCAACGCTATCTTGAACAACATTGGTGCCCTCGCTGAGATCGCTGGATTTATGCGGGATCAGCTGGTGACGCGGGGCTTTACCCGAGAAGAAGCAGTAGCTATCGTGGATCATTACATTTGCGCAACGTGCGCAGGTCAGAAATCATGAAGAAACTCAAAACAATGCGTGCAGGTCGGCTGGTGCGCAGCGTCGTGTACACTGCGCCCTCCCGTCAGCCGGAAAGCCCGAAGCCCCGTGGCCCGCGGCGGCAGATCAGCACAGAAGCCCAGGCAAGGTTTAATCTCTCAAAGTCTACGGACAAATTGGAAATGCTGATCGCGTTGAATTTTCCCAGCGGATTTTGGTGGGTCACTCTTACATATGATGATGCCCATCTACCGGAGGATCGCAAGGCTGCCGGACAGATCATGCGGAAATACATCCGGAAACTGCGGGCCGCCTGGAAGCTCAAGGGCAAGACCCCACTCTATATATATTGTACCCAGCAGGTGCAGGACGATGGCAGCCTCCGGCTGCACCACCACATGGTTCTGTCCGCTGCCGACGGTGGCAAGGATGATTTTGACACCATCCGGGCGCTTTGGACATACGGATCTAATATTTATATAGAGTGGCAAGACGACGATCAGTCTGTGACCGACAAAGCCACCTACATGACCCATGAGCCACGGGACCATGGCAAACCCCGTCCGGGGGAACAAACCTGGACCCCATGCCGGGGGCTGAAACGTCCGGAAGTCGAGACCATTGATGTGCCCGATGAGGTGACTCTGGAGGCACCGGCTGGAGCCGTGACCATTGAGCGGGATGGTACGCGGAACGAGTGGGGAGAGTTCGCATTTATTAAATACTGGCTGCCAAAACCAGGCCAGTTATACGGTCCGCATTTTAATTCTGGGGGGAGGTAGTAACGAATGAACAGCGTAGATAATAAAGACCCAAGGGAGATTTTGCGGCGTACACTGCACATCGATCAGGAGATCAAAGCCCTCCAGCAGGAGCAGGCACAGCTGGAGGAAAGCCTTAGCTCCCTCCAGAGTTTTGACTACCAGAAACCCATCGTGCAGTCCTCCGGCGGAAGGGGCAGCGTGGAAGCCCTTGCAATCCAGGTTGCTGACGGCAAGAACAGAATCGCGCAGAGAATCAGTCAGCTGATTGCTGCCAAGGAGGAAGCCCGGGAGCTGATTGCAAAACTACCGGATGGGCCGGAACATAACGTGCTGGTGCAGCGGTACATTTTGCTGCACAGCTGGGAGCAGACGGCGGTGGAGCTGGGGTATAGCTATCGGCATGTGACCCGGCTGCACGGCGAAGCTTTGCGGCAGCTGCGTGAAATCATGTCCTTGAATGTCCCATAGCCCCTGTGTTATCTTGTATTCTGGAAAGAGTGAAAGAAATGAACAATCCCAGATATGCAAACGGCGCACTGAGACGAAAGCACCGCGCCCGGCTGAAAGCTCAGGGCGGCGAGTGTGGGATATGCCGCGGCAGGTTTGGACCAATCCGCTACGATGAGCCGTCCGATGCAAAGCACCCATGGAGCTTCGTGGTGGATGAGATTCGCCCTGTCTCCAGGTGGCGAGAGTTCGGTTATTCGTCAGCTCGTGCAGCTGCGGAGGATTTCAGCAACCTGCAAGCTGCGCATTACTGGTGCAACCAGCAGAAGGGCGCAAAGCTTGGCGACATTTTCGCCAAACCAAAACGATTGCCGACCATGACAGACGGCGAGTGGTAGGGGAGGGACCCCCCACCCGGCGGCGAGGCGAGACCACGCCGTCCAGCGCTGATTTACCCCCGAGGGATAGCCCCAGGAGGGGGTGGTCAATCCGGAGAAAGGAGGAATGCCGGATGGCAGAAAGTACAACTATCCGCGCGTGCGCGGAGATTTCCAAACGCTGTAAAAAAGAAGTACGAAAAATGACCCGTTTCTACCGGGAAAATGGTGTGGACGCTGAGAAAATTGACG